ATGTACGTATCCGACTTGAAGGGGCCTTGGCTGGACTACTGGGTTGGCCGCGCCGAGGGCATTCCGGATTTGAAAATGCCAACCCAATGCGAACCGGTCCTGAAATTCTCTTCGGACCTGGCGCTCGCCCAGCCGATCATCGACCGCGAGCGCATATATGTTGGATCAATCTGTGACTCCGAGCTTGGCAATCTGGCGATTGCCTGTATCGGAGAATCAGACGGGCGTTTTCTGCCACCTTCGGAGGATGGTTATTGCCTGGGAGACACGGCTTCTGAGGCTGCCATGCGCTGCTATGTTTACAAGAGGTTCGGCCCCGAAGTGGCGTAGCCCAATCCGGCGCCGATAAAATTGAGTCCGCACGCTTGTGACACTCCCTCCCTTCACCCCACCAACCCTCGACGAGCTGCGCCAGTGGTATCGGCTGCATAGGGAAAACGAAGTTATCTGGCGATTGATCCTTGAGGTTCAACATGGCCGCCAAACCTTGGCCTGCCTGAATACGCTGCTCACTCAAACTGCGCGCGCCGCGCGCCGCGCTGAGTTTGGGCGGCTCACCGGCGAAGCTGCACCACTGCTAAACGCATGCTCGGTTGCCGAAGCGGAGATGTTTCGTATTGGCCCGATCGGAGGAAAAGGGAAATTTGGCACGCCGCCAGTATTGACCGGCGGTGCGGAGGGATTCGATTACGATCCGGACGATCCCGTCGACCGCGCCGCGTGGCAGGCTGCGATGGCGCACCGGAAACGTCGCTAGCGGCATCTGCATTCCGTCGTGCGGCTTTGATCTGCAATGTTTCGGCAAGCATGATGTTGAAACTACGTCATGGCGGTCGCTCGCGTGATCATCTGTTGAATCTGCGGGGTTGCGTGGATCGGCTGCAACTCGACCTCTGGATGTCCTTTGGCGTACACGCGGAATATCTCGTCCGCGAACGCCTGCCCGACCGTCTCAACGTCCGAAAAGTCGAAAAGTACAATTTTGAACCGATCAACTCTAGCCAGAAGACGCTGAGCCTGCGATCTAGACACCAAACCCTCTTGGCCAAAACGCGCTAGCTTCACCGGAACAACAGTTTTGCTGAATGTGTATTCGTCCGGCATCGAGTATTCGTCAAAGACCTCTTTGAGAGTGCGCTGAGTATGGTTTCCGTGCGCCATCCACACCAGCGTGCCAGCCTTCTCTTTGTCTCGTTCGAAGAGGAAATCCTCTTCGCCATCTTGGTGATCGAAAAGCAATCCGCCCGAGGTAATTTGAAACATGTCGAATGCCCTTGCGGAAAAAAATACTCCTTCGCCAGAATGATTCTCCGGGTCAGTTGTCAATTTCCCCTTGGCAAGCTCCAAGATCGCTTGACGCTCGTCAGGGAGTTTACAGATTCTCGAGATGCGCTTGAAGATTCCCTCGCCATTGTCATCCATCCAAACTGATGTGCAGCCGGCGCGGATGTTTGAGCTTATCTTCACCTCCGTTCCCTGCGAGTGCTCACGAGCATTATTGAGTATCTCAGTGAACCCGTATTCCCATATGCTCAACGCCGCCTCTCCCATGTATTGCGAAAAGGCGGGCCGAAAATGTTCGCTCCATACGACATGCTCTTCGAGGCCATCTAACGGCAGCGTTACCGAATGCGTAAACAGTGTTTGCTGCTCATAGGTCTTAGGACGTACTCCCGCCCCCTCAGTTATCAATCCCTGCCTGACCAGGCGGGACAGTATCTGCGAGGCTGCCTGCCTGCTAATCCCCCTAGCATCTTGAATTGCCTTGCTGAGAGGTGAAGGGTTTCGATGATCGAAATTAGCCCATAAAATTCGGCTGATTTCGGGATCAAGCTGCTGCAAGTGCATCATCAGCTCGGTCGCTGCTTCATTTTTCATGTCAATTTCGCCTCAATGCTATGTCAAGCAATTGTATCCTGCCTTGACATAGGCATAGTACCAAAAATGACGGGACCACACGGTTAAGAATGTCGGAAGATACTTCGCAGTTCGATCACTTGCCCGTCGGTTTCCAGCCGCACTGCTTCGCACCGGCCAAGTCGTGCGCCAGAATTGCCCTGGCAGTTTCGTCGGTGAGAACGTCACCCTTGCTCACATAGATCGGCTTTGTCCAGTCGCACGCCGTATCAATGAACCGGGTCTTGACCTGAACCAGCGGCTCCCCGCCCTGCGTCTTCGCCTGACCGGCTCCATTCGTTGCGCAACTGGTCAGCAGCGGACCCAGCAGGCAAAGCAGCAACGTAGTTTTCAACATCGGTTCTCTCCTTCTGTGCGGCGGCGCCCTGCTGGGCGGCCGCCGCGTTCGCTTGAGCCTCGGCGTCACGCACCTCGGCGGTTTGGATTTGCGCTTTCGCCGCGGTTGTTTGCGCCTCGGCGACTTTCTGATTAGCGGATGCAACCTTCGCCTTGGCATTGAAATGTGTGATGGCCGCGAACACCGCGGCGAGTGCGACGCCGATCCACGGCCCGGCTTTGAGTAGCAGCTCGATCATTTCCCGTCCCTCATTAAGTAAGCGCGCCAAGTGACGCAACGGCCTGCGCATGAAGCATTGGCCATGTGTCTGGCTTCGGCTTGCCCGGCCGCCAGACGCGTTGATACAGCGCCCATGATTCCGAAACGTCACCGACGGCGGGCAGCGCCTTGGGGTCAGTGAAGAGCCCAAGGCGCGCGACGCCAGCAGCGAGCACGTCGTCGCGGTCCAGGGCGCCATAGATCGCAACGGGGTCGAACGCGACGCCGCGCGCGGCGCAAAGGACAGACAGCCAATAGCGGCTAGCGGGGTGCAAATAGAAACCCCAGACACCACCACGCGTCTTCTCGGTGCCCTGTTCGCACTGCCAGAAGCCGCGCGCCGGGCCGCCGATCTGTTGGCGGTATATGAAGCGCGACTCTTGAAGGCCAATCGACAGAAGCATCACGCGCGCTTGCGGTGTGTCCATCTGCGGCGGGAGAATCGCGAGTGCTGGCGCGATAGCGGAACGAATGACGTCACTGAGTACCATCGTCGACCTCCTTCGCCACGCGCCGGATCGCCGTGTAGCGCACTGCCACGATCGACGCGAACAGAATCGCGTAGGCGATCGCCTGTTGCGCGTGCGCCGGAATGATCGACTTCAGGTCGTCGGGCACGTTGTGCCAGGCGTCGCGAATCACCGGCCCAAACGCCGAGACCGTCGCGAGCACAGACGACAAGATGACGGTGCCGCGCTTATGCAACTGCTGCCAGCCATCGGCCAGCGAAATCTTGAATTTCATCGAGTCCATCCCCTTGTATCTGGCCGCACGCCTGCCCGGTTGTAGAGAAGCTGGTCAAGCTTCTGGTTCGTGTCTTTCACGTCTGAGCTGATGCCCTTGAGCTGCTCCTTCACGTCGCTCCGCAGCGCGGCCTGATCCCGCTCGACAGCCTGGAAGTGAACCTCCTGCTGTCGGTCGTGCTCCTCGAGGAGTAGGACGCGCTGCGAAACGTTGTTGTAGAGACCGATGCAAAACACGGTGGCGCCAATAGCGCCGCCAATGACCGAGAGGACCGTCGGAATGTTGATCGTTCCGTCGAACCAGCTACGGCGAGAATCGGGAGGTTGTTGTGCTACCGACATGCGGTCTCCTTCTGTGCCGCGAATGGGCATAAAAAAACCGCCCGAAGGCGGTCAATAAAAAGCCAGCCCTAGGGCCGGCGTCCTGCTCTCGCTGTGTCTCTTACTCGACGATCTCCGCGCCGGCGAACACATATCGATTGGTGTATGTCGGAGTGCGGTCGTCGGCCGGGGCTGCGGCGGCAAGCTGCGCTTCTGCATAGGCAAAGGCGTCTTGCCCATCCGGGGGTAGCCCGTCGACAACGATCTGCTGCGAATACAACGGTACCTTGCCGGCCGCCTTCATGTCCGCACTCAAGAATGAAGAGACCATCGCTGACGTGTTCTGCCCCACCTTGTCGAGGGTCACGAGCTGAGCAACGTGATAGCTGGCTGTGGCGCCGGTAGCCGGCGTCAGATAATCCTTTTGAAGCGGCATGTGTTCTCCTGCGGATTGCTTAGGTCGATGGGCATAAAAAAAGCCAGCGGCTAGGCTGGCTTTCTTGGTCGGGCTTGGGTTTTATTTCCCTGCTGCTGAGGCGCCGCTTGTCGGGCTGGCTGCTGCAGCTGCGTCCTTGTAGCCAGCAGCAATCGAATCGGCAATCGCCTGAACCCGGAGATTCTGTAGATACGCGTCCGGAGAGCGGCAATCGCTACCCAGGTGGGCCAAATCAGGCGATGGAACCGCCTTCCCCGACGTGTCAAACGAGATCGTCAATGGAATCTGCCCGATGATCTGGACCGGAGCCCCGTCGTTCGACGCCCTGGAAACCGCAACATCCAATCCGATTGCGGCCGAATAGCGACTGTCACACGTCTGGATCGGCACCACAGCAAATACAGCTTTTCCGGCTACGGCCGCGCGTTTCGAAAAGACCGTCAAGTCTTGTGCGAATTGATCCATCGCCGCCTGCTGCGCTGGATCGGTGGCGGGCGTTACCATATCGTCAAGCTGAAAATTCACGATCATCCATTCACTCGGATCGGTCTTGAACTGATCTGGCGTCGGCGGTAGGCCGTTGTTCTCGCCCATTACGATCTGATGCAAGGTCGTGCCGTCCATCACTTTGGCCGAGATGTTGGCGGTCACGCCGCGTGCAGCCAACGCGTCTTGCAGGGTCTGAACTGTCGCCTGGACATCCGAAGCGCCAGATGCGGACTGCGCCGCGTCAACCTTGGAGACTGCGCTCAATTGCGCATGAGCCACGGCAGGTGCGCTCGATACGAGCGGCTGACCGTACATGGAGATAGTCAGGGATTTTGATGCGGGCTGAACATTATCACCGCCCCCGCCTCCGCCGCATGCGGCCACACACAGCGCAGCGAAAATGCAAGTCAAGATTGTTTTGATCATTGTTTTCTCGGTTTAGTTGTTTTGTGAGACCCATCGCGCAGCGAAAAAAGTTTACACGAAATTACGATTTGCTATCAAAGATTACTAAGATCGATTGCCATAAATCGCCAGTCGAATGCCGTCCCATAGCCGGCATCATTCGAGGGGTGCGAGGTATTGCCGACCTGGTAATAGCCATAGTGGTGAACGACAGTGCCCCCCGCGGTATTGAAGCCGCTGAGGTTGTACCAACCGTTGTTGTTACCGCCGGTCGGAAATGACTGCATGGCGTTCTGTATAGCGGCAACCCCAACCTTGGAAACTCCGTACGAGAACGAATAGTCTCGGGAATCAATATGCCCCCACTGCCCCCATCCTGTTCCCGGGGCGTCGTGAATGTTTCCGGTCTCAACGCCGAGAACGCGAGCGAGGCGCTGCCGAGCATCGGCTATGAGTGTCCCGTTTCCATCAAACACCTGCAGGCCATATCCGGCACCCGAAGGCGCGGCCGCGGCCGACTGGTCAAACACAAACACTTCCACCGTGGTCGCCACACTCGACCACACCTGCACGCTCCAGGAATTGACTCCAACGCTCCAGCATTTCAGTATTGTTGCGTTCGCGGCCGAGCAATAAATTGCGATTAGCGGCGCAACTGCAGCAATTGAAAGTGTCGCGACGTTGGCCGAGAACTGATACATGTTTCCGCTGTTCGCCTTGCCGGCATTAATGCTGCCGGGCCCGGTCGTCACGACGATCTTCTGCCGAAGCGCATAGTTCTGCGTGAGCCCATCTATCTGCACCAAACCACTATCTGTCCATGCTTGAAAGCCAGCGGTCATTAGTACGATCCGTAGAAGAGAAAGCCACTTGCAAATGTTTCATAAGAGCCGCTACGGGGAGGCGGGTAACTCCATGAAAGAACGCTCCCATTAAACGAGAAGACGGGGAAAATGACACCGTGATCCAAATAACCGTCGCCGTTAGATTTCTCCGGCTGGAAGGAAACCCATCCGCCCTGGGAAAACCTCCCGTCAGTCACGCTCCCACCACCGCCGTTGAGGTATGCGTAGTTGATAACCCTCATCACGCGATACGATGCGTCGAGAACAAGGTTTCCCGACGCATCCCAAATCTGCAGCCCCGTCGCCATTACCAGAGCCCCAGTCGAACGCGCAGCGTCCCGTTGTTGTCGTAGACGAGCAACGTCGAATCGTTCAGCGTCATGTAGCCGCTGCCACCATTCGCCCCGTTGAGCGTGAGCGAGCCGTTTTTGTTCAAGATCCATCGCGGCTGACCGTTCGCGCCGACCGCCGTCGACTGAATCACGTCGCCGATCATCGCGTTCTGAATCCAGCCGGTACCAATAAGCGCCTGGCTCATGAACACCTGGCCGCCCTGCACGACGAATGGCGCCGTCACCGCGTTTCCATTGGGGTCAATGATCGCCACGCGGCTCGCGGAAAGAAGTACCTGCGATTCGACGACGCCGCTGCTGTTGTCCACACCAACGCCGACCCCGGCGATGTAGGTGCGACCGTTCGCCGTGATCTGCGTCTTGATCTGGTAAGACGCGGCGACGCGCCCGTTCAGATCCGCATACGAACTCGCGACGGTCTGCACCGCTGCAGTGTTGGCGTTTGCCTGCGCCTGCACAGTGGTGATCTGCTTTGCCTGCGCGCTGTCGGCATCGACGCGAGCCCTGGTCTCGGTCTGTACGGCCGCGTTCAGCGTGTCGGTAGCCGTCTTGAGCTGTGCGGCGACGGTGTCGGTGCGCTGCGCCAGCGCGAGGTCGCCTTCCTGGGTTGCAGACTGCAAGGACCAGACACCCGCATACGACGTATCGTCGCCAGCGTATATATCGGCCTGGCCGGCCATTGGCGGGGTAATCGCGTCGATCGCGGTGAGCAGATCGCCGCCAAGCGCGGACTGCGTGATTCTTCCCGCGAAGTAAGCTTCGTAGTCGCTTTGGTCGCTGCTGCTCTGCCCATTCACGCCGGCGCCGGCCGGATACCACGGGCCGATGTTCCCGGATGTGTCGACCAGACGAGCCCAGAAGAAAAACGACTGGCCGGCCGCCAGCCCTTGATACGACGTCGAAGCTTGCGGATACGCGAAATCCGAAAACTTGATAGCGTCAGCGAGCACGCTCGTGCGGCTGTACCAGATCTCCGTGCGCTGCGTGTCGCCGGCGGAACCGTCTGCCGGAAACGTCCACTTCAGATTGATCCCGAACACGATCGATTCGGTTGTGAGCGACGTGACCTGTGGCGGCGGGCTCGTCTTGCCGGTCAGCGTCGTATCTACACCATAGGCGGGGATCGACGTGACGCCCATCGCATTCACGGCGCGCACGCGCGCGAGATACGTACCCTGATAGATGCCGATGACCTCCGCCTGCAGGCCGCCGACGGCGTTCATGGTCACCCACTCGCCGTTGTCCTTTCTCCACTCAGGCAGATACGAGACAGCCTTGTCGGCGGAATTCCACGCGATGACCATCACGGTCTTGGAAATGCCCTGATCGATCACCGAGTACGTCGAGACCGCGACGCCGGTAGGCGGCGGCTGCACCGATGGCGGCACGACGGTGACCGGTCGAACCTGGATGGCCGCGCCGCTATCGATGGCCGCATACTTGCCCGGCTCGTACTGCGTGGCGTTGACGGTGTAGGTGATTTGTCCGTTGTCGTCGCCCTCCTGCACGCTGATCACGCGGAAGAGTTGCGATGCAAGGTCGGCGCTCTCGATCATCCAGACCGCACCCGGCACGGGCGTCGTATCAAACGCGGCCGACACAGTCACTGTGTCGCCGGCCACGCCTGATACCGTCCGTTTCTGAGCGACGCCCGTCGGCAGAATCACCGTCAACGAATCGCCCGCAGCGACGGTCGGCGCCTTGTCGAGAGTGATATTTCGACCGTTGACCGCCCGCATGCGGCCGCCCATCCGCTTACCGGCCTTCGCCGGGTCCGCGACCGCGATCACCTGACCAGGGGCGCACCGCGTGCCGTCGAGTCCGATCTGAAACGAAATTGTGGCCGTCTCGTATCGGCTGGTCAGGCACGTCCACATGCCGAGCCGGTGCGCCTGCCCTTGCGACGTCGTGCCGAATGCGGTGATCTGCGCTTTGACAATTCCGTAACGCGCGATTCCATCATCATCGGGGTATGGCTCAACTGCCTGCTTGTAGCCGTTTGCCGGGTCATTCCAGCTGACCAGCGCCATGGTGTAGCGCGTCTTGCGTTCCGAGCCGACATACTGGAACTTGCCGTCGACAACGTTCGCCGCCGTGTAGATGTATGCCGGATCGGACGGCATATCGGCACTCGCGACCACGGCGCCGGGCCCCCAATACGCAATGCCGCGGAACGTCGTCGCCAGATCCTGCAGAACCTTGTACGCGTCGGCTTGCGACTGAATGACGGCGTTGCACGTGAAGCGCGGTTCCTGACCACCCTTGCCGTCCGACACCATCACGTCGCAATACTGTCCAATCGCGTACAGCCCCCACTTGTCCACCATCGACGCGTCAATGCGAGCGCCGAGACCGTACCGTGTGTTCAGAACGAGGTCATAGAAGATCCACGCGGGGTTATTCGACCATGCGGTCTTGAACGTGCCATCCCATGCGCCGGAGTAAGTGCGCGCCTCCGGATCGTAGTTCGACGGGATGCGGATCAGCAGACCTTTGATGTCGTAGGCCCGCGTCGGTACCGAGCTGAAAGACCGGGCGTCGAACGACAGGCCGAACAGCGCACTCATCGGGTACCGCAATTTCCGGTCGATGATCTCGGTGATCGCCTCGATGTTGATCGTGTCGGCGATCAGCGAGCTATGGGCATTCGGCGTAATGCGGCGCACGCGCACGAGCCAGCCGGTGACCGCCGCCGGCAGCTCGATGCGCACGCTGCGTTCATAGAGCGTCGTCGTCTTGCCATCGAATGCGCCGGTCACTACCTGTGCATAAGAACCTCCATCAGTCGCCAGGTCGATTGCATACTCGACGCGATAGCCTGTCACGTTCCCGCTTGAGGAATCCGATTTCTGAAACGCGGGCAGACCAAAGCGGATGCGCACGGCGGTGAGCTGCGTGTTCTCGACCTGCCGCACCCACGGCATATCTGACGTCAGCGGCACGCTTACGGCATTTTCGTTCTCGACGGCAGGGAAACCAGACATATAGGTCTGATCCTGCGTGCCGAGCCGAAAGTCGACGCTGTAGTTCGAGAAGTTGCTCGACCCATCGCCGTTGATGATCGGCGTGTCGTCGAGATAGACGGATTGCAGGCCATTCACAAGCCCTGCGATCGGCCCTTCCGACACCAGGTCAAGCACCCGCGCATAAGCAATCGAGTGCAGGCTATCCGGCGACTCGCTGGGCGAACCGCCCGAGCCACCACCTTTCGAACCCTGAATGCGCATGTTTAGGCTTGATCCTGGGCGTAGATGCCCGCGCTGATAACCTTCGAGCCAACACGCATACGGCCATAGACGAGCGGTACCGGCTCCCCCTGAGCGGAGCTGTTGACCGGGCCGTTGAAGTAATACGAAGTGCCGTTATCCGGGCCGGTACCGGCGAGTCCCGCCGTTTGTGGGCTCAGCATCTGCATGACACCGCCCAGCGCCAGTGACGCGCCGAGGCCGATCAGTGCGCCGCCACCGAATTCGCTGGTGACCACGCCGACCACCACGAGCGCGGCGCCGAGAATCGTCTGGAAGAGACCGGCGCTCTTGCTGCCGACCAGCACTGGCGCAATGCGGATTTCATCGGCGCCGACCGGATACTCAAGCCCTTTCTCGTCGAGGTTTTTGCGGCCCATGAACACGGCGAACGTCAGCCCGTTGTCTTTGGCGTTCATCAGGAATTTTTCGAATCCCGGCACCACGACGCAAAGCGCACGGATTGCCTCCCGCGTCGACGACACGGCGAGCCGATGAGTACGGCCGAACCGATTCCCCGCGACGCCATAAAGACGTACGGTCCTGAGTGTTTCGCTCATTGGTTATCCCCGGTATCTAAGAACCGTTCGCAGGCAATGCGCCCACATGCCGCCCCAGACGGTGCGGCCGGAAAGCTGCCCATACATGTGATGCAGCAGCACGTTGTCGCCCAGATAGACGCCGGCGTGGTTCGGCGCGCCGTTCTTGCTCCGGATCTGCATGAGCAGCACGTCGCCCACTTCGATCTCGGCGTCCTGCCCCATATCGACGAAACCGGCCTTGTCGAAATTGTCCAGGTAGAGATTCGAAACGCCGTCGTCCCACCAGTTATCGGGGCGTTCAAAATCGGGAAGCATCACGCCGCGCTCGAGCTGGTAGTAGCTGCGAATCAGGTCGTAGCAGTCGTGCACGCCGTGCACGAACTGGCGGCCGATGAGCGGCGCGACATACCCGGTCGGCCCGAACTCGAACCAATCATCGAGCGCGATCGACCCATCGCCCTGTACGCCGAGCGAAACGATCACCCATTTGTCGATCCCGCTCTGCTCGCACATCTTCCGGTCGGCACCGCTCGGCCGCGCCGATGCTCCCGGGTGCGAATGCACAACAGCGGCGATCCGGCCCATGTCCTCGGCGCGCGCGTAATCCTCGGGCGCCAACTTGAAATCGTCAGTCGGCTTCGGTGCGATATTCCGGCACGGCACATACACCTCATGGGCGCCTTTCAGCACCAGCAGACCGCAGCACTCGCGCGGGTATTCCGCGAGCGCGTGTTCCGCGATCGCGTTCTTGATTTGCTCGTTCATCAGGAAAGGGTGTCGCTGAGGAAGCCGCCCCATGGGAGCGGATTGTTCACGCCGAAGCGGCATTCGCAGCCGCTTGTCTTGAGGCTGCACCGGTCGAGCGCAGGGTCGCTCACCGGCTGATCTTTCTTGTCGAAAAATGCGATGCCGACGTAGCCGCACTCCGGCCCGCGATATTTAAAGCCGCACAACCCCGCAATTTGACGCGCAGGCACCTGCTGTCCACCGAAATCTGTCGGCGATGAGAGTGTGAACTCGACTTGAATGCCCGGCTGCTCGTTGCTCTTCTGCTCGATGAACCAGATCTCTGTCGCCATGCTCTCGTTGGCGTCCGCGGTCGGGTTCCCCCCCGCAAAATTCGCGGCATCGAGGTATTGCGCGAGAGTGCGCCGGCGCGTCACCTTCGCGCCAACCATATCGTCTAGGTAGACGCAAAGCGCTGTGATCGTGCCGTTGATGTCGCCAACGATAAGCTTCGGCGACGGCTGCTGTGCGTCCGATGTATGTTCAAAGCCAGTCGCCTGAACCGGCCACGGCTTGTATTCGTTGCCCTGCCAGAAAATCGAGGTCGATTGCAAATGCGCATGAAAGCGCAGCATGTCGCCACCGATCGCGGTGCAGTCAACCTCGAACAACTCGATAATATTGCCCGGTTCTAGCTGCTGAATGTCTGCGGTGATTGTCACAAGTTAACCCCTTGTCTTCACAAAAAAAGCTGCAGACATGGTCAACAATTGACCGTCATTCAGCCCCCGCAATTGCCACGCGTAAGCACCCTCTGCTAATGGATAGGCGACCTCAAACCCAACGGGGAACGAATAACCACCATTGATATTGGAATAGCGCTGAGGCTTACCTAATCCGTTTCCGTTGTAGGCTATATAGACCAGGCTGGTGTTACCGGAGGTAGGCGTAGAGCCCGAACCTACCGCACTAGCCTCGATTGGTTCATCTGCCCAGTTTGCGACAATGGCAGAAAGCCAAACCGTATCTACCTGAGCCTGGCCGTTGTCATTGATCGCACTAGTCACCCTTAGTTTCCGGTTGTGGAAGCTGAGACAATTGATCGGGGTAAAGAGACCGGCAGTGGCGACCGCTGCAAAACTATTAGCCGCTGTGGTGTAAACCATCCCCACAAGCGTGCGCGTACTATCCCCGCTCTTGACATCGACGCCTGTGGTTGCGTCCACCGCACGGGCTGTAGTGGACGCCTCAAGAGCCATATTCTTGCCGGACATGTAGGCATAGATGTAATAAAGCGTGTTCGCCGCGACACTAGTAGCCGCAAGCGTTACGCCCGCCGCTGGGATCTGCCTGGCTATCCCCTGGATAGTCACATAGCTCCCAGACTTACGCGACAGGACAAGACCGGTTCCTGATTGAGACAGATAGCACTGGAATACCGGCGCCGTGACTGCAGTGACTATGCTGGTTCCGTCCGGAAGCGCAACGCCCGCGCCGGCCGTTAGCAGGTCGCCCACCGCGAGCGTGCCGCCAACGGTAGCTTTACCGACCACGTTGAGCGCACCGCCCACGGTCTCATCGCCCGCTACCGCGCAGTTACCGTTTACCGTCTCGTTATCGCCGTTCGTCCGCCCGCGCATCAGAACGGTCCACGCATGTATGCCGTCCGTGTCGATCAGGGCGGTTTCACCCGGGTTCAACTTCGATAGCGCAACTGTGTCGCCCGAACCGACGCTAGCGGGCAGGGATACGACGGTCGTACCGATGTTGCGCATCAGAATGACGCTGTCGGCCGCGCACTTCGACGCGGGAGGTGGATTTACGGCACCATCGCCGGCGAGAGCAATGTTCACGCGTTTGCCGAGATGATCTGCGACCGTAAGCGCTTGCGGCGCAGTGATTGTGTCCTTCGCGCTTGAAAGCGTCGCCTGGGCATTCAACACATCGACGTTCGCATTCGCCTTTACATTTGCGACGCGCACGGTATCGCCGTCGTCTCCTTTCGGCGGGGTGCCGAGGACGACCTTCTGGAGGTTGCTCATGGAATTCAGGTAGCGGAAGTTGTGTCGAACGTCTGATCGAACTGCGCCGTCATCGTGTAGACGTTGCCGTCTTTCGTCGGCTCTGAATACTTCTCACAGGTGAACAGCGATTGAGGACGCAGCAGCGGCGTCCAGTAGAACGCCTCGCCGCCGGCGCGCGCGTCGAGGAAGGCCATGATTGCCGAGATCTTCGTGGCGTCGCCAATGAATGTCAGGTTGTACGAAGATGAACGGTTATTGAGCCCGTCCGGGGCACGCTGAGCGTATCCATCGCCGAACTGCGCCTTGCGCACAAGAAGCATGGCGTCACCCGACGATCCAGCAACCGTCGGTACCCAGGTGAAAGTCTGCGTCGTCATCTTTACACCGACCGGTTAGCAAGCTGCCAGGCGTAGCCACCCTGCCCTTTCATCTTGGCGGCGATACGCGCGTCGACAAGATTCTTGAGCTGGCCTTGCAGCCACTTCGCATCGGATGCCGTCAGACCATTGCCCCCTTCGCTCGTCTGAACCGTAAGAGAGACCGCGGCGCCATCACCACGAGCGGCCGAAGCGGAAGCGACGTTTGATCCGACGAGGCCGCCCGACGCAAAACGGGCCATGCTGTGCACACTCGCCCCGTTGTTCATCGCGTCGAGGTTTGCCGGACCAATGCGCTTAACAGCATCCGCCGTCATGACGAATTCGCCGTTGCTCAAGCGCGCCATGATGCTATCGCTGGTGCCCGTTCCCGGGCCGCTGATGTAACCGCCCGTGGCATGTCCCAGCATAGGTGAGTCGCCGAAATAACTGCCGAACGCACTGGTCGCATAGCTGAACAAACCTGAGATCGCTGCGCGCGCCTGCATGCGAGCGATGTCGGCGATAACGCTCTTCGCGAGATCGCCGAAGTTGGCCTTGCCAGTCGTGACGAGCGACGCGAAGGCATCCTCCATCCCGCGGAACGCACCTTGAAACGTTGACGCAACGGACGCCGCAACATTCGCTGCGCTATCGCGATAGTTCGCCAAGGCCTCCGACGCACCATTCGTCCAATCGGCCTGCTTCGCCTTGAGCGACGAGTAGTAAGTGTCGTAATCCTGGAGAGACTGGGCGAGGCCGGCCTGGATGTCAGCGGAAGCCTTCGTATAGTCAGTGCCCCCAGCAGGTCCTTGGGCGTCACCTTGTCGAGCTGCTCCTGAAGCCGCTGATACTCTGCATAGATCGACTTCACGGCCTGCGCATTACGGACGGCATCCGCTCCCATTCCGAACGCGTCGAGCTGACGACCATACTGTTCGTTCAGCCCGTTCTGATAGCTCGCAATTGACGCATCGATTTGCGCGGAGCGCTCCTTCAGTTTGGCAATGTCTTCGTTGTGTTTAACTTCTTTTTCAAGCTCGACATTCTTCTGCAACTGTGCGCGGATCGCATCCTGGTTAGCCAAGAAGCTCTTTTGATCCGCCGTAAGGGTCTTGCCTTTCCAGTCGCCAACCTGCTGGTTGAATTTAACGAGATCCTTCTCGGCCGCCGTCAGCTTGTCGGTGGTATCGAGCTGCGCCTGCAACTGCGCGCCCTGATCGCGTAGCTGCTGGATGAATCGGGTAGCAGCGTCGTCGGTGTACGCTTTCTGGTGCTTCGGCGTTTTATCCTTAAACTTGTCCGCGATGTCAGCCGCAGCTTTGTCATAAAGTCCGCCGCTGAAATCACCGGTGTGCACGTTGAACGAAACGCCCCGATAATTCGAGGGCATCACACCGGTGTTCTCATATTCCTTCTTCAGCGCGACAAATTGTTGATACAGCTTGCGCATCGCCTCGTCTTTCGCATAACCCTTGTCGAGCGACTCGAGGCTTTTGGTAAGCGCGTTGTTGGCATCGATGGCGGCCTGGTGGACCTTGCCGTTCTGCTCTTGCTGCGCGGCAAATTTCTGCTCGTTATCGACGAAGGCCTGCTGATTCGCAATCTGTGACTGCAACTGCTTTATGCGCCCCTGCATATCGTCTTTTGAAGCGAAGACCGACACACCATCTGCAGAAACCGACGTTCCGCCGGCAGCCATATCCGCCGTTGCCTGCACGAGCTCGGCCTTAAGCGCGCCCAACTTATCCTCGGCGCTCGTTGGTTTGCCGAGATTCATCATCTGGCGCCATGCTGATTGGGCAGCTTCACCGACGGCATGCCACGCAGCGGGCAACCACCCCAGCTCCGTATGTTGTTTTCCGAGAGCCTCGGTAAGTTGATCTGCAACCTGCGCCTGGGCTGCCGATTGCGCGCCGGACTCCTCCAGTGCCTTAATATGGTCGTATTGCGCCAGCGTTAGAAAGTGGTATTGCTTGTTCTGCTCCTCGGCCCACTTCGCAACGCCGTCCGACATCTTCACGTACTGCTCGATCACCTTGTCGGCGCTCTCGCCGGTCGCATCCGACATGGCGATGACGGACTTCGCAACTGCTCCCAGCGCATCGCCGCTAAAGCGGCCGGTCGAGATCAAGCCGGTGAGGACCTTCTGGACCTCGGTGGTGCCGCCCTGAACGCTACCAATTGCGACAGCAAGGTCACTCACCTGCCCCGCGGTCTTACCCGCGAAGTTTCCCGTGTTCTTCAGTGCCGCGCTGAGCGCATCGGATTCCGTCGCTCCCTTGTACATCGCAATACCGAGAGCGCCGATTGCAGCGAGTGCGGCGCTGATTCCCATCCCAGCCGGCGAAAGGATGCTGGCCATCGCATCAGTTTTTTCGCCCAACACCATCAGCGAGCCGCCGAAATTCTTCCAACTCCCTTGCGATGCTTCGTGCGCAAGAACCAGCAACTCTCGGCGCGCACCGGCAGTCTTGAGGCTGAACTCTTCGGTGTGCTTCGACGCCTCTGCAATCCTTTCGATGTACTGCTGGGTCGAACTGGCAACTCCCAAAGAGGCCGCGCGAAGCTGCAAAATTTCGGCGCGCGTTTTGCCCGCCGTGTCCGCGGCGCGCGTAAGCGACGAGACAAACGAATTGATTTCTCGCGCACTCGCCTTGCTACCATTTTCGGTAGCTTCGGAAATTGCCCTTTGAGCGGCGGCAACACGCTGCGACGCCTGATCCTGCGTCTGCATGAAGGCCTGAGCCGACTTGCGCGCAGAATCCAGCTCCGATCGATAGCCGCTCGCATCGGCTGTGACCCGCGTTACGCTCTCATTTGCCACTTGTTTTCGCCTTGATCTCGGAGTCGATCGCATCGGCAACCGCTTGGGCTGCCGCCTTCTTCTTTGCCTCGTATGCCGGCCTCTTGAACGGCTCCGCGGCCATACCTGAGCGTCCGTACTCGACAAACCGCAGGTAATACGCGTCTTTGAGCCACGTCACGATGTACGACGCCAGTTTTCCTGGCACAGATTGCTCAGCGTCATAGGCAATGATCAGCGACTGCGCGCCCTTGCCTGTATCGCGGGGAATTCGCAGTTTCTCTTCTGCCAGAAAGATATTTGCGCCGACGAGCGCAGCCTTGCGCAGCGTCGATTCGCTAACCGCCGTGTCGAGTGCGTCCAGTTGCGCCGTGAGCGCACCCGGATTCGATGTCTCAAACGCTCTAGCCATGCGCCGTCCTGCCAAAGAGTGAGGCGCGAAGCATTGCAGTCTGCTCAGCTGGATCGTCCAGCAACACCGGCTCTGCATCCTGTGCCGGTGTGAGGCCATTTATCCACGGAATGACGTCGCTAGGGCCGAATGGATCCGGCGCCTTCTTTGTGTCACGGTTGACGTTGTAGATCGCCGCCACGATCGCGCCCGCTCGAAGATCATCCATTCGCGTCCCGAAGGGTTCGATCTGGTAGTACGCGAGCCATTCAGCGAATTCCGCGCTGCTAACCTCTTCCTGGCAGCGCGCAACCGACATTCCTAATTCGCGGGCGAGTCGGAACCAGAAGAGCCGCTCATGGCGGCTTCGGAGTTTTTTTCCACTTCCTCCGTCGCCTTCGCACCGATCTTGTTCAAACGCATGGCGACGTCGACAAGGCGCACGAGAACATCTGTGCTCTTGTCGCGAAGCTGCTCAATGTCTCCTTCGGAGAACACGACCGCGCCGTCGTCGCCGACGACCGTGCTCGCGAGCACCAGCGCCTGAAACCGCGACATAGCTTGCGGCTCCTGCAACAAAGCCATCAGCGCCTCGCGGGTTCGTCCGCTCATGACGCTGATACGCACCTTGCCACCCCACTCGGGCACATCGACGTCTTCGGTCTGTAAATCCCGCGCCGCGAAAATCTGTTCTTTTGTCAGCATTGCTCAAGCCCCCGCTGCCACCGGCTTAACCGCACCGGACACGGTGAGCGCGATGGTTGACGTAATCACGCCATCAGTCGAGCCGGCGATTGGAAACGACTTCACAGACGCGCTAAATGCGTCGGCCGTACCATCGGGGTACTGCAACTTAAACGACTCCAGGCTCGACGCCTTCTGCGCGACCTTGAGCGCGGCCTGGCCGGGGTCGGCCATATTCACGTTGACGTCCATAGAGAACGAGCCGTTATCCATCAGCCCGAGGCGCTTCTCCTTCGCCTCGGAATCCAGATCGGTAATGTCGATTTCTGTCGCGCTGCCGTCGAATCCGCTGTACGACTTCACGTTCTTTACCTGCGTCCAGGTGGGTTGTGCGGCACCCTTAACTGCGGTGTCGATGAAGAACTTACTGCCCTGCGCGCTAATCGCGGTGCTGGTCATGGTTTCACTCCTGATACCAGATAGAAAAGTCTTGCCGACTGCCGTAAAGCTTCGTGTCGTCCTCGTAGACGCTCACGGGCGCGCCAATCGGCGTCCCGAGAACAGGCGCGGCAGTCAGCCCAGAGCGCACCTGTTTGATGATGGTTGCCGCCTCGGCGCGCGTGGTTGCCCATACGGCCACCTGCATGCGGCTGTTTTGAAGCGTGTCGGGGCCGTCGAATGTCGTCTCATCGACGCCACCGACAGACTGATAGACGATGTACGGTTTCGTTGGAGACGCCGGCGCAACGTCGGGATAGACGCGACCGCCGGCGAGCGGCTTCAGCGCCACCGCGGTGATGGATTCAGCACTAGCCATTGTTAGAAAAGGCCGAGCAGGCCAGATCCGTGTATTCGCGGCTCGCCACATTCGGCAGCGGCACGAGAATGTTGAAAACGACGTCTTCGACCGATTGCCCGTCGACGAACTTCAGCAGCACAGCGCGCATGCCGTTATCGATGCCCGTTCGATAGCGAATTCGGAGGCTTGCGGTTGCGTTGGCAACTTCAGCCTCGGAGGTCAACGTTTCCTTGCCGGTCAGCATCTTGACGTTGCACCAGACGGTAGTGACCTCGACCCAGCCGGGAATCGGCTGGCCAAGCTCATCCTCGGCGCCACCGTTACGCTCGATGCGCACACGCCGGTTAAGATCGCCCGCGCGCATCAGAGGCCCGGCACGATTCGGTGCGGGCGCAGCAGCGTCCGCGCATTGAACGGCAGCTCGACTACATGTCCGAGAGCAGAATCCTCACGGTTTGCATACAGTTCGCCGGTCGTCTTCAGGATCGCCGCCTTGACCGCACCGTTGACGACCATCGGGTTATCGCCGGCCGTGCCGGCAGTGACCGCGGCGGCCATCGAACCAGCATCGTCGAACACCTGGCGATTCAGATAGTCGATCGCCGACTGCGTCGCGCCGTCGAGCAGCGCCTGCACGACGTCATCTTCCACGCCGGCGTCCTGCCGAAGGAAGCCGAGCGCCAGCCTTAGATCGACGAGTGCCATTGCTTATTCGGTGACCTTCGCCGGTTTTTTGGCGCTTTCGAGCGCGCCGAGCTCGTTCGCACCTGCCTCGAGTTCCGGCGGGCACTCGTCGCCGGCTTCGAACTGCTTGGGATAAATCTCGCCCTCCGGCACGCCGCGGAACGCCTTGATGAACTTCATATCTGCCTCCAAAAAAAGAAGGGGCGCCACAAGGACGCCCCTTAAACCACACACCCTACGGAGATTCGAGTTACGCGGCAGCGGCGATTTTCATCGCGCGCATCGGTTCCGGATTGAGCAAACCGCCGCCCACGCGCTTCGTGGTATAGAACAGCACATACGGCTTGGCCGTGTACGGATCGCGCAGCACGCGCACGCCGATACGATCGACGATCAGGTACGTTTGCTTGAAGTCGCCGAACAGGATCGGCGTCGAGTTCGCCGCAACGTCCGGCATGTCGGGCACTTCCGTGATCGGATAGCCCGCCAGCGTCGCCGGTTGCCCCGCGACATACGACGGCTGCCACAGATAGTTACCTTGGCCGTCTTTCAGCTTGCGGATGACGCGCTGCGTGTTGCGATTCATCGTGAAGCGCGCATTGCCGGTAAAAGCGCTGGGCAAGTCGTAGATCAGATCAATGACGCTGTCCGACGCGATGGTCGCTGCGGCACCGCTGTTCACAACCGGGATCGCACCGAACGGGTGCGCTGCAGCGTTCGCGCCGCCGGCAACATACGTCAGGATGCCATTCGGCTTGTTGGCGCCGTCACCCGAAAGGAACGCGAGACCTTCCTGCTTCGCGAACTGGGTCTGCACTTCGTTAGCCAGCCAAGTTTCGAGATCGATTTCGCTGTCGTCGAGGATCTGCTGCGTGGCCGCCGGGTTCGCGTAGATCTCGCCCGACGCGAACGACAGCGACTTGAACGTGCCCGTGCCAGTCTGCGGTCGCGCATCCGTTTCACCGACCCAACCGCTCGCCGTGCCGCCCATGTTGAACAGCTTCGAAAAACCAGCCTTCGAGACCGTCTGAACCTGCGCCAATTGGCGCATCGGCGAGATCAGCACCAGCTTGTCGATGATCGTGCGATCCCATTCGACGGGCGTCAGATAGCCACCCTGCTCGTCGGCACCCTTGTTGAGCGCTGCGTTGATCTCGCCGCGCTTCACGTGCGCGCGGAAGGCGTCGGTGTATTCGGCGTCGCGCAGCTTCGCACCACCGCCGCCGCCCATTTCAAGGGCCGCCATCTTGATGCTGTGATCATCCAGCGCTTTCTGGAATGCATCCAGATCAGCGCTGATCTTCTCCACCTTGGCGTTGATGTCCGACGCCGGCAAGCCGGCCTTGACCGCCTCGAGCTGCTTCGTATGCTCGGTTTTGAACTCGGCAAAAGCCTTGTTCACGCCTTCGATGAGCGCCTTTACGTCGCCGGCGCCGCTGTCCGCGCGCACCGAGACGATGCCGCGCGTGACGGCGCCGGCGTTACCTGTCAGGGATGCCGCGATCGCGGCGATGAGAATGCGTTTGTTCATGGTTTCAATTTCCCAATGCGTTGATGAGGGTTTGCAGCGATGCTGCAACGTCTTCGCCAGCGCTCGGCATGGCAGGGTTTCCAGCAGCGCTCGGCGTGCCGGACAAAAGTGATTTGATTGCTTCGCGACGGGTCGAGCGAGAGTAGCCCGCCTTAGCCATCGACGCCTCGACAATCGCGAGCGTCTTTCGCGTAGTCGACGATGACGTCTGTGTCTTGCTGACTTCGGCACTTTCGATCAAGCCGGTTGCAAAACCGTTGCTCACAGCTTGGTCGGCACCGATCCACGTTTCCTTGTCCATCAGGCTCGCCGCGTCGCCTTGCGTGATTCCTGCCCGCTTCGCGTACAAGTTCGCCATTGCCGCGTCGAATGGTTCGAGCGTCTGCGCCGCTTGAGCCAGATCGTGCCGGTTGCCGATCGCGACCGTCCACGCGTTGTGGATCATGAGGAACGAGCCTTCACCCATCAAAATCTCGTCGCCAGCCATCGCGATCACGGATGCGGCAGATGCCGCAAGACCGAGCACCTGCACAGTGACCTTCGCCTGGTGTTGGCGAAGCAGGTTGTATATCGCGACGCCTTCGAAGAAGTCGCCACCGGGCGAATTCACGTTGACCGTGACGGCTTGGTTCGCACCGATACTGCGCAGCGCGGCGGAGATGCGCGTCGCCGTTACACCGGTACCCTCCCAGTTGTCGCCGATGGTGTCGTAGATCGAAATCGACGGCGAACCATCATTTGCCGCGCGCACCTCGGGCTCCCAGCGCTCAAGCGCATCCGGACGCATATCAAACTGCGCCGCGCCCAGGCGGAAATCGGCACGAATCTCAGGCAGTTGCAGGAGGCTCATCGCCAGTCCCTTTCGGTTTCTGTGTCATTGGATTGCGCAACGCATCGGTCTGCGGATCACTGGATTTCGGCAGGTCGGAGAGCTCGCGCACTTCGTTCTGGGACATCCACGGCGCCTGACCGCCAGCGCCGAGCGCCTTCGAGAAGAACGACGCCTGATCGTTGAGCGTGCCGCGCAATAGCGCGCCTTCGTTGAACTTGAATTGCTGTTTATCGAGCTGGTTGTCGGGGATGAAGCTGCGCGCGGCGGCCTGCTCCCATGAGACAAACCAGTGCCCGAGGCCATACTGGATAAAGAAGATTGCCAACTGCTCGATGCCGCTGCCCCAACTCGTGTCGTCCATCATGAGAAGCGGCCGCGGCACGCCATACATGCGCGCGACCTCTTCGATTTGATGGTTGCGGGTCTCGATCTGCTGCGCCGACACAGCCGTGATCGAAAATTGCTTGGCCGTGCCACCCTCTTCGATCAGCATCCAGCTACCGGCGTTTTCCGCGCCCGAGTGGTTATCGGCGAGCGACTCCTTCATGCGCTTATAGGCGTTGTCGGAAAGCTCTTTCGGAATCTCGATCGCGCCACCCGCCATTACACCGGTGCGGAATGTGCGCGATGCGGCACGCTCAGCCTGTTCAGCAAGTTCCAACGCTTCACGCGACAATTTGATACGCGACACGCCATTCACGCCATCGAGCGAGAGGTCGCGCAAGTGAAAAACGTCGCGCGCCTGCAGAGTAATCAGGTCGCCGCCTGGCGTGGTGTAGTCATAGACGATCTGCCAGGCGTCCGTCAGCCGCGGCTTCGTCGAACCGCGATCCATCGGAATCAACCGGATCGGCCTGTTTCCCGACCAGATAGTCCGCGCGAACGACTGGCCGTCGAGCAGTGCCCGCAGTTGCATGAGGCTCTTGAACTCAATCGGCGTCTGCCAGTCGTTCGGCTTGTACTTGAGCAGCCGGTGCGCCGGGTTGTCGGTCTGCACCCTTTTCGTCTCGTCGCTGCTCTGGAGATTCAACGGCAGCATGCCGATCGCTTCGGAAATCAGCGTCACGCAGCGCAAAACGGCCATGTTCCGTAGCGCGCGCGCCGCGCGTGGATCGCGACCATCCAACTCGCCGCGCCGGATGTACTCGAGCAGGCGTGGATCGTCTAAGCCGGTGAACGTCTCGCTGCCCGCCGGCGCTTCCGCGCGCGGCGATGGAGTTTCAGGGCGAGTTTGGGCCTCCGGCTGGTTGCCCCGCCGGATGAAATCGAACCAACCCATTCACACCTCAAAGAAATCGAATGCCGCGCGACTCGTACACCGACGGCCCTTGAGCCGGCGGATTGAGCGCCATCAGCGATACCGCATCGAAAATAGCCATCAGCGGGTCAATCTTGCCCGTCCCGCTGGCCTGTTTTGTGATGTTCACGGCATTGCCCACCGGCACAACGCGCGCATTGCCGACGCACCACGCCATCAAGCGTTGGCCGCCGTGGACCAGTACGCCGCCGTCCCCGATACCTTCGTCGAGACCGCGGCCGCTCGCCGCGGCGACGCGTCGTTCGGTCGTCTTGATTGCGCCGGACAGTTTCCAGCCTTGCGAGATGCCGATCACCTTGTCTTCCGGCACCTTCGCGGCGACGAGCGCGTCGAGCACGCCACCAATTCCAGCCGGGTCGGCGCCAACCTTATCCAGCAGTCCGGCCTGATGAATCGTCGCGACGATCTGTGCAACGTCCTCGACGTCGTCGCCGATTTGCTCGACGACCGTCAGGTCGCCCTCCTTCTCGAAGTCGCGGAGCGTGTCTGCGATCTCTTTCCGGCGTTCGAACACTGATGGATGTGCCCAAGCGTGCGTCCATGCCAGCCAGTTGCGCGTACCGCGCTCCCGCCCGACGACAGCAAGACCCAACAGGTCGTCAAGGCCGCCACCGTCAATGCCAACGTCGATCACTTCGCAGCGCTCGATCAACTGGTCGAGCGTCAGACCCGGCACAAGCGCGGCAGCCTCCCAAAATTCTGCGCCGGCCCAACGATCGCTGCGCAGCGCGAGCCCGATTTCGACGTTGGCGTGCTTCGCGAGAAAGCCGCGGAATGACTCTTGGCCGCCCTCTTGCGCCTTGCGGAACTCGCGCTCCAGATATGCCTGGTCGACGGAATAACCGAAATTCGGATTGACCATCGAAAGGTTTTCGACCTTCAGGTGCTCTTTGCGCTTCACCATCTCTGGTGGATGCTCAAAAATCACCGGTACGAAGCACGGATCGTGGATCTTTCCGTCGCGCACGTCTCGCGCGTAACGCAGTTTCTGCAGGAACACGCCCGCCGGCGGATCATTCGACTGCGTCGTCAGGTAAATCACGAAGCCTTCGGGCCGCGACGCGAGACCGCCGGTCGCTTCGCGCAACATATCTTCGGCGTTCGGCTGCTTTCCGAACAGCCAAAGCTCGTCGATCAGTGTCCCGACGCTCTTCTTACCGCTGACGGTATTTGCGTCAGCGGCGACGACCTTCAATGCCGCGCCACTGACGCGATGCGTGATCGTCTTGATGTGCGTTTGCACCTGAAACAGTTCGTCGAGGTCTTCTTCGTGCTTCACCATGTCCCGACTCGGCGCGAAACTGTTGTTCGCGACCTCGATCGTCGGCGCCAAGATTGCGTACTCGGCAGACTGGCGCCAATTGAGGATCATCGCGGTCATCATGATCCCGGCGGCCAGCGTCGATTTGCTGTTCTTCTTCGGGATGCACACGAACCACTCGGTGATCAGGCGCCGCCCGCTGTCCGGGTCGTACGCGCCGAAGATCGATGCGACGAGATCGAACACCCACTGAGCGCAAGACTCGCCGAACGTCGGACTGCCAGGCGCATCGACGATCTTGAGCTGCTTGAAAACGTTCAGCGCGATTTCGGCCTGCTCCGGAAAAATCGGCGGTGGGATGATCGAGCGACCGGCTCGAATCCGATCAGGCCAATCCGGACACGCTGTCGACCACTCCATCAGTTAGCCCAGACGTCCTCGCCACCGGCCGACAGGTAGCCGCGCTTCACAGCGTCGCGCACCTCGGGGAGTTTGGCGCGCAATGCCTGCAAGTGGATCGAATCCGGCATGGGCAGACTAAGCGCCGCGATTAGGTTTTCCAGTGTGTCCACTGCGCCAGCGATCTCATCCATTGCTATTTCCGGTTGTTGACGACGAGTTTCGGCGTCGCAAGCGACGCAAACTTGTTCGCCGCTTTCTCGGCGGCCGCGCCCTTCGCATCCTTCTTGCCCGTCTCGCCGACCTTTGCGTGCACGAACGGCATCAACGCCACCGCAGCCGTTACACGAAGCTTCGGTTCGGTCCGGCCGTCGTTCATCGCAGCGATCAGGAAAGCCTTCGGATCTGTGAAGCTCGTCAACGCGTACGGATCGAAATCCGGCGGCGGCGATCGATCAACGGCGGGTTTTGCCGCTGCGGCGGCCTTCGATTCCTGCTCGATTCGCTGCGCGGCCATGTAAAGGGCCACATCCTTATCTTTAACAAGGCGCGAACCTGCAGCCGAGGCCGTCGCGGCACTGTAACCAGCGGCGATTGCCGCGTCCTTATTGGCTTTGCCAGCTAAAACAGCGTCGGCGAAAAGCCTCTTTTTCGCTGTTAAAGCCATTAACAAAATCCTCAAAGGGGAAAATTTTCTGCGCGTGCGGGAACGGTCGGTCGAGGCGAAAAATAGCCTCAGACTTTCGACACCCCCACCCGTTAGGCGTTGCCTATTGTTGTTTTTCTACAACATTCGTTGCATGTTGTCGTATTTTTACAACATTTGATGAGAACCGCGCTCGGCGCGTGCCTTCTCACCATCGTGGTGCGGCTTGCAGAGCGTCTGCACGTTGTTCGGGTCGAGCCGCAGGCGATCATCGCCTCGATGCGCCACGATGTGATCCCCTATCGTGCCAAGCGGTTCGGCAACGCCGCGATCGGCGCATGCGAGCACGACATCGGCCGGCGACATGCCGACCATGCCGAGATCGCGCAGGCAGTAGACGCAGTGCGGATGCTCGGCCAGATGCCTGGCACGCAGCTTCTGCCAGTCGTAGCCATAGCCGCGCGCAGCGCTGCTCGTCTTGCCTGTTCGCCACGACGGCGACTCGGCAATGGCGACTCGGCTTGGCAATGACTGCAGGCGAGTCGCCAATGTGCGCAGGCGCGGCATGTCGTGTTACGCAGCGACCGGATATGCAGCGGCGAGCGCTGCGGTGGTCGCGGCCTGAATGGCTTCGACCGACAACGATGCATCGATCGCCTTCAGCACAAGCGCGATCTGCACTGCGGCGTTGACGTTGCTGGCTTGCGGCGCGGTTGCTGCCGGTGCTGCTGCGGGAGTGCTCATACTTGCCTCGATAGAAGGGTCGGTGATTGAAAAGCTGCCGTCTTTGGCCATGAACCACATGTCGAGCGGGCCGTCGATGCCAACACCGATGCCCTGAATATATGTTCTGCCGTCTTTGACCACAGTCTTGAGCGTGCCGAACTCGGCCTGCGCCTTCTCAATGACGTTTTGCTCGACGGCTTTAGCCTCCGTCTTGAACCATGAGGCGATCTTCTGAATGATGGCTTTGAGATTCATGACGTCGGTGATGCTGGTAGTGAGGCGCGGAGGCGAGAATAACTGATAGTAACGCTTGACGTTATTAACGCCATGCGTTACTATCCTTTACATGATCACTTCGTTCAAATGCCGCGACACAAAAGCTCTCTTCGAAGGCATCCGAGTAGCACGATTCGCCAACATCGAGAGCGTCGCAATCCGGAAGCTGCAACAGATTCACGCGGCTTCAGACCTCAACTTCCTACGCGTCCCGCCAAACAATCGGTTGGAAGCACTGAAAGGAGATCGGAAAGGGCAGTTCAGTATCAGAATCAACGGCCAGTGGCGCATCTGCTTCAAGTTCGAAAACGGCAGCGCCTCAGATGTAGAGATCGTTGATTACCATTAAGGCGGGAGCGGCGGAAACGCCGCTTTCCCAACAGCACAAACGCAAGCACCAGGAGCAACATATGGCACGGCAAATTCCGCTGGCCACGCCGGGAGAAATCCTGGCCGTGGACTGGCTCGAACCGATGGGCATCACCCAGTACGCGCTCGCGAAGGCGATCGGAGTTCCCGCTCGGCGAATCAATGAGATCGTCAAGGGCGAACGCTCGATCACGGCCGATACGGCTGTGCGGCTCGGCGCATTCTTCGGCACCGACCCGCAAAGCTGGATGAACCTTCAGACGCACTACGACACTGAAATGGCGAAAGAGAAGATCGGCGCGGAAAAGATCGAAGAGATTCGCCAGCACGCTCACGCCGCCTGAAACGCAAAAAGCCCGCGAGGTTTTCACCTAGCGGGCTTTTCTTTGGACGAGCGAACTCACCACGGGCGAATAATCACATATCTCCGTCGAGATCGTCAAGCACTTCGATCATTCTTCGCTCGGTGGAGTGATTGGGCCTGCCCATTTCGCCTTGCTGAATTCGGCGCGCACAACTGGCGCACTTCCCGGAAGGCTGGGTGAATAGATATGGAGCATAGGCTTTTGCCAAGTATCCATATCGCTTCCAAGCATCGCGATTCTGACAACCTCGGTTTTATCGCCGCGTTGCATCCAATACCAGCCTTCCTCGGTCGGCAGTTCAGTCGTCCATTTCATTGTAGATCCTCAGAAGGCGGGTGCTTGGGCCGTACCAGAACGCACCGTCGGGTCGCGGTTCATCGACAGGCCAGCCGTCAACTTGTCCGAACGTCAGGCAATTCGTCGCCAAACTTTGCCGCAACGTAGGCGCGCATAGCGGCGACTAATGGCGTGTCACCTTCCTTTGATGACATATAGAAGTGGCCGCCGCGAGCATCTGGATCGAACTCGTAATCGGCGCCCCATGTGCCATCCTTATAGGGCTTAACAATGATCCGCTCACGCTCGATGATCGGCCCTCCCTGCCCCCAATTTGTCGACGGAGTCCAGTCATTGATGCCTCCAGAGCTTTCGCCCGCGTACCACGTGCCACACCTGTCGTGCGGGACAAGTGACACATGCGAGTATCCTTCAGCCCTCGCGACCCAATGGTCAAGTTGCGAACAATTCAAGGCATCCACTTTCATATCGAGACCTCCTTTCCGCCATTCTACGACTACACGAGCAATCCCTTCGCGATAAGGGCAGGACGCAAAAGGCGCTTCGCTTCGGCGTAGTCGGCGTCCTGTGTCGTCGGGCTGCGCGGGTTGCGGAACACGACTGAACCGGCGACGAAATTGCGGCACGCGGTCATTACGGCGACGCGGTGCGCGAGCGACAGCTTCTGGATCAGCGGATCGACACCCTGCCCGGTTGCCGCGCGCAACTGCCGATCAACGGTCTCGGACAGATCGTCGTAATCCATCCACTGATTGCTAATCTTGAAGTCGCGGCAGCTCGCCGACGCACGACCATGACCGAGCGCGGGCTCGTATGCCTGGCTCCATTCGTACCACTCGGTGAGCACAGCGTCGATCTCGTCTGCCGCAATGGCGTCTGTCGTCATGTTGGGTTGCCTCTTTCCGTATTGTTGGCAGCGTTCGCCGTGCTTCATTCCAATTGCGCAGATCGTTTGCATAGCACCGAGAAATTCATAAGATCGTTCGTGTGGACAGCCTTTGCATGTCGCACTCTCGATTGCGATCAGCGCTTCGACTGGATCGCGATACAGGCTGCGCGACCCTGCCGTCACATGACCACCCTAAAGTGAATGCCCCAATTCATGAACCAAGCGACGAGGTCGTTTCGAGGCCCAACGGCGCGCGGGAACGGGAAAATGACGTCCGTCGCATCGGCGCCGTCATGCGCGCGTTGGCGCTTCCATATTTCACCGGCGAACGGGCATCCCTCGAAAGCAATGAGGGTTTTTTCCGGGCTTATCTCGTCGGGGCGCTCAACGCTGGTTTCACGAAGGTTCGCCGGGACGTCCTCAATGTCGATGTAGGCGTACGCGCTCATGCCACTCCCCTTACGTCCCATTCCAGATCACCACTGGCGAGAAACGCCGCCAGCGTCTTTCGATGCGTGTTGACGCTCACCTGCACTCGGTATGTGCCGTCTGCCTTGATGGCTTGCCGCTCCATGTGCCCGCGCAGATCGTCAGGTACATCGATGTCGGCCCATATGTACTCGCGACCTCTATCGCTGCTGGCGACATACGGTCGCGGCGGTCCGATCAGGCGCACCGCATTGAACCAGCCGCTGTGATAGTTCGATTGCCTATGGCCGCGCACGGCGCGCATCGTTTTCAGCGGCAAATGCGCAAACACCTGCATTACGCGGCCTCCTGCATTTCCAATCCCATCTTTCGGGCGCGACGCGGCAACCAGTCGTTCATCCCCATCTGAAATATCGTTCCCTTCGTCAGTCGATCAGCTTTTCCCTGATCAAGCCACGCATGGCACCAAAAGCAACCCGGCAGCGTGCGAGCGTGATTGGACTTCAACCCCATACCTTTTCCGGCGGCGAGACTGTTTTCATGACACGGCACGATCGTTTCATCGTTCGGGTTGAGCGGACAAACGCCGGGCACACGCAGATAGCAAGGTTCGCCGCGGCATGCCGCGAGATACTTGCCGCCCTCGGCCACTGTGACGCGCTTTCGCCGCGTCTTGAGTGCCGCGTTGCGCAACACAGTTTTCGTGTGAAACGTCGTCTTGAATGCCGCTGCCGGCGCCTGGCGTTTGAAGCCGGTACGCGCGAGTGGCGTCTTACGCTGCATTGGCGCTGATCGCTTCAAACCGCCTCCGCATCGATTAGCGCGATCAGAGCCCGGTCCGACAGCACAGGCATGTCACAAACCAAATTGATGATGTGCGTCGCTTGAAACACGCGCAGACCGAGATCGCGCAAAAGGCGGTGCTCAATCGGCGCGCCGCGCGAATGCTCCCAACCGGGCAAGAGCGCGACGCCGTCGCAATCGACAGCAGCCTTAATGTCCACACGCATACACGCGAGCCAGTCATCATCATTGCCGTCGTTCAGTTCGGCCGGGTTGACGATCTCGAAGCCCAGCGCACGCAGACGTGCTGCCTCGGCGTGAAACAGCGGAAAGTTCAGTTCCGGATAGCCCGTCATCGGACCAGCGAGATAGAGTTTCATGCGGCGCCCATCCCAACCCTGACCATCGCATCCATAGAGGCGACCAGCACATCGACGACCGTGTTGCGCGATGCCATTCGCTGTTTCGCTGCCAGGTACCGCGGATTCGGCTCGTAGTCGTCGAGACGCGGAAACGGCTTGCCCGTCAGTTGATAGGTGGATCGATAATTCGATTCGCTCCCCTTCACATGACCGCTTTCCTTCAGTGTGCGCAGCTTTTTTTTCGTGCTTTCGTAGGTGAATCCAGTACCCGCCATGATCTCGGCGCTGTTCGACCCCGGATGCAAGGCAAGAAATTCGCATATCTTGCGCTGCTGCTTGCTCATGGTCGTGTATGCCATTTCTAGATCTCCTTCACGGTGATGCCGTGCTTGTCGAGCATCTGTTTACGCTTCTGGATGTAGGTGCGGTTCTTCCGGGTTGCCGTCGATTTGACGTCTTCCACAACCTGCTTGCCGCTTGCCACGTCCACATACACGAAATCGGCGACGTACTTCGATGCGCGCTCCCATGTGCCGTCGTCACGCTGGCGGCGCTCCGTCAGTACGAACGACACTTGCAGCTGGAGGTCGCAGATCGCGCCGGCCACCTGCAACTGGATCAGGTGAAACCATCGTGACCGCTCTTTCTGGCTGTCGAACTTGATGCCGTTGTGCTCGCACCGCGTGTTGCGGTACTTCGCCGGCCTCTTCGCGGGTGCTATGTGCGCCGTTGTGATGCCGCCGTGCTGACTGGGTTCGAACGGATCAGGCGGATCGTCCAGCGCGCTTGTCTGTGGCGGGTTGCCGGTCAATTCGTAGATACGGCGTTGTGCGGTCGTCATGGCCGGCCGGGCGTCGTCGCGCACGCGCGCAGTGCCTACGATCGTCGTGCCTGACGGAACCACCATCGGCCAGGGTGCTCGCTTCGTCACACCACCTCCGCTTGCGCTACCTTCTCGCGCGGAATGTCGTTGAGGTACGCGTATAGAGCTTCGCCGCGCTCTTCGCTCTCGCGGCTGACGGCGGCGAGCAGGTACTCCATCCATCCTCCAGGGCCGAGCGCCTTGCACACCCTCGCCTTGAATTGCTCGAAGTACTTGAAACGCGAGGGATCAAGACCGAGGCGCTTGCCCTGCTCGCGCCAACCTTTTTCTTCGAGCCACCAGCCATCGACAGCGCCAGCCGCCGACGCAGCACCGGCCGCCGCATCTTTTGCTTCCCAAATTCCCGTCCACCCGCGCAGCACCGATTCGTCGATCGCGTCAACAACGCTCATGCCGCGAGCGTGGATCTGTTCGAGCTTCTTCAGCGAAACGCGAGCCGCCGGGCGCGTCCAGGGAATTCCGTTCTTGCCGGTAGCCTTTGCCTCGCGGTGTTCGCACCATGCGTCCCACGCGTCGAATGGCAGCCAATCCGGAAGTTCAAGGTTGAGAAGTTCAGCATGCAACGCAACTCGCGGCGCACGCCGCGCGGGTTGATGGTTCTCTGACGGTTCCTTGGTGGTTCCTGATGATTCGGGTGCAAAAGCTTTGCACCCTTTTGCGCTTTCATTTGCACCCTTTCTGTCGCCAGTTGCACCCTTTTTGCCTTCGCTTGCACCCTTTGCATTGGGTGCATTTTCTGCACCCTTTGAACCAGACGGAATGGGTGCAAGCTCTGCACCGTTTATCCAGTCGGGATTGATGCGGTACTCGCGCGCGCGGCCTCGACCACCACCGGCGTTTGCGACCAGCAAGAGAAATCCGGTCTGCTGCATGCGGCGAATCTGGTACTGCACAGCGCGCGGAGACTGGCGCGTCTTCTCGGCGATGTAGCTGATCGATGGATAAATGTGCGTTCCGTTGTCTTCGGCGTGGTCAGCCAGTTTCAGCGCAACCAGCATCTCGCCGCCGCCTTCCGGATACCGATCGAACACGGCGGTCATCAGCTTGACGCTCACGCTTTCACCTCGGCAGGCAAGCCAATGGTTTCGTTCATCACGCCAGTGGCTGCGCACTTCTGCTCGCCTCGGACCTTGAGCGCCTCGTCGTCGAGCAGTTCGCGTATGCGGCCACAAACGCTCGACAGCCGCATGTTCGTACGGTCGGAAATCTCCTGGCGCGTGAGGGTCAGGAAAGGGCTGTAGAACAGATCAAGAATCATCTGCTTTTGCGTGCGCTTCTTCGCGCACGTGACCGAGTCATAGCCGGCCAGTTGGGTGTGTGTCGTCCGCATTACCTGTCCTCGGCCATACCTTCGATGCGGCCAACCAGGCCAAACAGCGAGGCGATGTGGTTCCACACGCGATCCTTCACTCGCGCGACCTCGTGTTTCTCGACGCGGTTGTCTTCGAACGTGCGATTTACTTCCTTTCCGATCTCGCCGTTCGTTTCCCAGGTCTTCGCCATAAGCTCAAGTACCGCGCCGTCGGAGCAGTTGTCGGCATCAGGCAATTTCACGAGCACATAGCCGCGCTCACGCGCCCAGGCCTCGAGCACGCGGTCGTCGTCGGCGATTTCGGTAATGCGGACCGCTTCCGCCAATGTCGGCTTGTGAGTTTCGTTGCCCACGTTGACTTTGCTACGGAGAACAGCCGCCGACATACCGATGCGCGGGGCGAGGGATTCGCAGCCACCTTTGTAGTCGTGCGCAACTGCGTGCAGGGTGTCGAGGATGTTCAATTGCTACTCCACACAAACGTGTTTTGTTGCGCTTAGTACAACTAAAGTGCAACTCAACAAGAAGAAAACAGGAAAAAGAAGAATGAAAACGCTACGGGAATCTTTTGCTGCCGCTGCGCCCGATGGACGCGCGGCAGTTACTTCACTACTGCTGCTGGTTGCGCTGCAGCCACTTTCAGCGCCTCAAACTGAGCCGTCAGGTTCACGCGCGCCGTCTCGTACTCGTCGGGATACCGCGCACCGCGCGCGGCGATCGCGCACAGCGCCTCGCGGATCTGTTTCTGTTCGGTTGCTGTGAGCGCCATGCTCTCTATCTCCAACGTGCTGCGTATTAAGGCGGGGTTTCGGGCTCATGGCAAAATCGAGCTTCCACACTGCGAAACAACCAACCAAAGACCCCATGGAAAACAACCCAGATCCCAGCACAACTTTCTGGCCAATGGTCGAGTGCTCAGTAGGCTTCGACCAAGCGACACAAGTTATTACGCTGGAGCCGAAATTCTCTGCCTTCGGAAAGGTTCACACTTCACGCGCGCTCAGCATCGAGCCGCACGTTGCAGAACAATTCGTCAAGGCCCTGCAAAAGGCTCTTACCGAGTTACGACAGCAACCACCTTCCTTAAATTAAGCGTCTGGCCGCCCTGCTGCGTCGCTTCGAGCAGCGCAAGCCGCACAGCAGGGCGAATCAGCAACAGCACCAGTCGCGCATACAGTCTCTTCATGTCAGGGAGCCTCTTTATTTTCGGGGTACACCCGTGAGCGCCACATCACGCCGCCTTATCGAAATTGCCGGTGGGAGTACCGAAGACATCAGGGCGACGCAGTCGGACGCTTGCCGGGATGCCCCGGGCGGTCCAGTTGTGAACGCGCTGCGTGCCACCCCTCTTGAAACCGAGAAGCTCTGCGACGCGCGCTGGGCCGCCGAGCTGCTTAATCAGCGCCCGGTCGGAATCGACGGAGAAGGTGGCGGTGTTCATGAAACAACATTAAACACCACGTTTAGTTTTGTCGCAAGCAATCTAAACGTGCCGTTGAACAACAAAACGTTTACTTCGGCGACCATTGCGCGCATGCACGCGACAATGGAACGGTTGTACGAAGCCGCTCGCCTCCTCCATCAAATCGAGGGGCCGGCGCAGCTCGCCAAATTTTTGAACATCTCCGAACAGTTGGTGAATAACTGGCAACGGCGCGGCGTCTCGAAGGGCGGGATGTTAGACGCACAAAAACAGATCGGCTGCAGTGCCACCTGGCTCGAAACCGGCGTGCCGCCAATGATGGCTGCCACCGCGCAGCAAGCCAAACTCGAGGGTGGATCAGCCGATTCGACGAAGAGTGATCGAAAGAAAGGCGTAATCAAAACGCAATCTGATGCTGTCCGCGATACACTGCTAGCCGGGGAAACATCCACGCATCGGCTCCGTCGCGCGCTCAGTGACAAGGAAGTGTCACCGACCGAACTCGCGTCCGTCGCGGGCGTCGGCGTCGAGGCGGCCGCGCTGTGGCTGGGTGGGATTGGCCCCGATATTTCGATGGCGCAGGCTGTCGCGATACAGAATACCTATGGCGTGAATTCGGTGTGGCTGCTCAAGGGCAAGGGAGAGCCCGGGGTGGCGGTACGGTACGCGGATGCGTTCGACCCGATCACGGATCTTAAATGGCGCGGGGCGCCGGTCGTGGGGTTTGCTCAATTGGGCGATAACGGACATTTCGTCGACATCGATTATCCCGTTGGTTACGGAGAAGGATTCGTTGCGGCGCCGACCGAAGACAAGGATGCGTACGCACTCCGTTGCATCGGGGACTCGATGCGTCCCAGAATTAAAGACAGGGAATTCGTGGTCGTTGAGCCAAACCATGTGATAGAGCCAGGCGACGAAGTGTTAGTCAAATCGAAAGACGGCCGAGTCATGGTTAAGGAATTTCTTTACGAGCGCGCAGGTAGGGTGCACCTCATTTCGGTAAATGAAGCGCACGCACCTATTGCAATCGACAAAGACAATATCGAGAAGATGCATTACGTAGGATGGATCGCAAAGCCGTCCGCGTGGCGACCAGGTTAGAAACGCACGGGGATTCAATGCTTACAAAGACTTTTGCGGCCTCGATCGCGGCCGCCGTTCTTGCATCGGGCTGCGCGTTTGAGCACCCCACTGCCGATCAGTTTGCCCGTGTTAATCCGCCACGTTTCTACGAAGCTATGATCAAGGGCCATTTTCAGCCATTACTGAAGGACCCGGAATCCGCACGATATGACTTTGGCGCCCCGGCGAAGGCTTATGCGAACAACGGATCGCTCCGCGGCGGTGATGTGGCGTGGTACGGGTACGCTGTGCCAGTCCACGTCAACGCGAAAAACAGTTATGGCGGATACACCGGAGGAAAAGACTACATCATCCTGTTCAATGGCGATCAGCCGATTCATGAAACGAGGCCTTCCGACCCTCTTTTTCATTGGTTTTGACAAGGGCTGAGTGCCGCCTAATTTGCATCTGAAAACCCGCCCCGGCGGGTTTTTTTTACGTCGGTCATGCGGACCAGATCAACTATCTGCCGGACGACAACCCCGGCATCGACGTGGCGACACAGGCCAACTAAACAAAACGTTTGACTGATATATAAACATAGTGTTTAATTCATCTCACGCACTCACCGACCTACCGGGAGACCTTGAGATGGGATTTCACACTGGCCTAACCTTCGACGCGCTGCGCGGCGCCAACACCGCCCGCCTGCCGCAATTCAAGAATGCGCTCGGCGAACCCGCGCACAGCAAAGCCGATGGCTCTGACTGGTCGCTGGGCGAATGGGTGACCGCTGTCACCGGCGAACTCGGCGAAGCCGCGAATCTCATCAAAAAGGTTCGGCGCGGCGATCTCACGATCGACGAAGCCCGCGCAGACCTCGCGAAAGAGTTCGCCGACGTCGTGACTTACCTCGACATCCTCGCAATGCAATGTGGCGTCGACCTCGGCCGCGCGACGCGCGACAAATTCAATGAAGTCAGCAAGCGCGTCGGTAGCAATGTCGAACTGGCGGGCGACGATTGGCATTACGCATCATGAACCGCGCCACTTGCGACAACGATCTGCTCGCCGCATGTGCGGACTTTTCGGGGCACGTCGCACTCGGCTGCAAGATCGTCGCGACGGGGCTTGTGATCGCAGTCCTTTGGTACGGCGTGGTGTTTGCACGCGCCAACGGATGGCTGTGATGCGCGCCTTCGCCAAATACGTCGCCGTGACGACTTCAGCCCTCGCGATCGTCGTGCTGCTGTGTGCAACCGTGCAGCAATGGGATGAACGGGGCGCGAGGACTGCCCTCACCTGCCTGTCGCGCTGCACCTGATCCCGTAAAGGCTCACCAATGGTTTCGAACGTCACATTCTGGTTAGCACTCCTTTCCGCTCTGCATGTCGGAGCGGCAATAGGATTCATGCTCGGCTGTATGGGTCGCGTCGCGAACGTGCACGACGAAGCCCTTGGTGAACACCAATGCGATGTGCACCATCCGCGCATCGGCGATTGAAGCAAACCAGACCTTACAGGGTACAAGCACATGCTGAGCAAAGAAAAACTTCACATTTCACATGTGACTGACTATCCGCGATGTGAACTTACCGGGACATATTTCTTCAACCAAGTTAGCCAGCGCGATGGAGATTCGTCGCGCGGATTTGGTCAATTCGCGGTTTCGCGTTCGGTGCCTTGCGACGAACTGCTCGCCGCCGAGATCCGGATCGGATCGAAGTATCCCAGCCATTTCCAAGGCAATGCGACGAAGCTGAAGCAAATCTCCAACTTTGCCTTGCGAGGCGACGACGTCAATGGGGAAGTCGCGAAACATGCTGGCCAGGGCGTCAAATTCTCCAGCAGCATCGGCGTAAATAATCCTCCCGCTCTTATCCTGCTTTTGAAACATCGACAGGGTGCACATACGTGCAAGTTCATTTGCCATGACCTGCAAGCTAAGAATCACGGTTGCCGCTTCCGTGTTCGTTGCCTCGGTACGTGCGGCACGTTCGGCCATGATCTGACGTCTCGCGACTATCAGCGCCACGGCAATAGTGCCAACTGTTCCTATCGTCTGAGCCCACGAGGCCCACGCGGAAGAGTCCCCAGGCATATGAGTGAACGCCGCAGCGAGTACAGCACCGAGTGCAAAGCCAACAATCGCCATTACCGAGTCGCGCAGCTTCGCTTCGTACTCGTCGTTCTTATTGCCGTCCATGGTCGCCCCCGCGCATTTGGGCGAAATCCTAGCATGACCGACAACACGATACGAGCAGCAGTGCCGGATACCGGCGAGAAGCCACGTAGCAAATACTGCTATCGGTTAACCGCGCCCGCTCCTAATAAGCTCGACAATTTCACCAATATCTCGCTGCGTCTCGTCGCATCTATTACGCATCTGCGTCAGTGTGATTGTAAATTCCGACCGCTCACCTTCATCCATTGGACGGTCCATGCTGAGCGCCAGACTTACGACCTCTCTCATCTGCCTAATGGTCGCACCCAAAATGATGATGAGTTTTACAAGACCAGGCGTTTCAAGGCCGTGAAGAGGAATTGCAGCAGCAATTCTCTCAAGTTCCTGAAGTTGTGCGTAGTCGAAGTGTCTCTTGGCCTCGCGAACATCTCGCATAATCTCTGGCGCTCCCAGTTGATCTACGACATATCGGGAGAACATGAACGACCCATGCGCTATCTCAAAGATCGATTCGGCAGCAGCCAATCGTTGGTCACGCCGAACGTCCAGTTGCAAACGACGCGAACTCCAGCCCGACCAGGCGATCGCCACAACAGAGGCAGCAGCCTGCACCCACGCAGCCACGTCACCGGACTTATGCGGCTGATAGTGGAGAAAGATCGCTGCGGCGATAACGAATCCGATAACGCCAAGTGGCCATTTCCATTCGACTTGCTTCACACCGCCTCCGTCCAATTTTGAGGAATCCTAGCATGAAGGAACGCCCTATCCTTTTCAGCGGCGCAATGGTGCGCGCTCTGCACAATCGCCGGGCACGCAATGTTTTCAAACCAACACAAACCTTCTCACCGGCCGCCCTTTCGAACCCGGACGTTCTCGGCATGAAGCTGATCGCGGACTTCTCTGAGTGTTCTGACGAGAGAGGGAAAAGTGATGTAAGAAGCGGCTGTCCGGCCCTTACTTTCCGACTCGATCAATTCTATAAGGCGCTCGGTCTGATCTTTGGCCATCCCGAAAATGCGGGCCGACAAAACCGTGGGCAAGTTCAATGTGGGAACGGAGTTCATTTCGCGCAGAAGTTGTGTCATCACAAGCTTCATGCGTCTGAAATCGATGGCGCTTTCGTTCGCTTCCTTCTTGATCATGGACTCGAACATCTCCGCATGGGCATGAGCGCTTTCAACATAGCTGTAGGCGAAGCGCATCAGTCGAATCGCATCGAGGCGTTGGCGACGACGCTCCAGCCAGTTCTGAACAAACACAACAGCAAATGCAGCCACGACAGCAAACGTGGCAGTAATTGCTTGAACCACCGCCAGCCAATCACCCCGATGGAAAGACGTCATGCGTGAACTCCCGATTTTGTTTTCTGGCGCGATGGTACGTGCGCTGCTCGACGACCGCAAGAAGCAGACGCGGCGTGTGATCGCTCATCAGCCGGCCGACGGCTGGGCCTTCGACGTCCCGCCGCAGTTCGGTCGCATCACGTCAAGCCACCCAAAGAAAGGGCGCTTCGGCGCTTTCATCCGCCGCGGCGTCGGCAGCGACTTCCCGCAGTTTGATCTGCTGCCCTGCCCGTACGGCATGCCGGGTGACCGTCTGTGGGTGCGCGAAAGCGGCGTCATCAGCAAGCTTCGCGGCACGCTGGAAAAACCGGGCCTGTTTCGCCACGACGTCCCGACCACGCCGACGATCGGAGATTACTGGGTCGAGGAAACGCGCGCATCCGGTGCCAGCTACAGCGTCACCGGCTGCCCTCGATCATCTGCGCTGCTGAGCTATGGCGCCAAGGCATGCCCGTCCATCCACATGCCGCGCTGGGCGTCGCGCATCACGCTCGAAGTCACGGGCGTGCGTGTCGAGCGCTTGCAAGACATCAGCGAACAAGACGCCATTGCTGAAGGCATCGCCAAGACAGCTTCCAGTTTCTGGAGCACCTACGGTCGAAATGGCGTGGATGGCACCTACTCGCCGCGCAGCTCGTTCCGCTGCCTTTGGGAATCGATCAGCGGCGAGGGTTCGTGGGACGCCAACCCGTGGATCTGGGTCGTCGAATTCAAGCGAGTTGCCTGAATGACCGGTTTTGCATGGTTCGCTCTCGCCGTATTAGGCGCGATGGCGGTGGGTGTGGTCTTGGGTTGGCTGTATGCACGGAGGAAGAAGTGAACTGGATCGACAAATGCCACTTCGGTGACTGCCGCGACACAATGCGCAAGATGATCGCGGACGGCGTCAAGGTGCAAACCATCGTCACGTCACCGCCCTACTACGGGCTACGCGACTACGGCCATGCCGGCCAGCTTGGACTAGAAGAAACGCCGGAACAATACATCGCAGCGATGGTTGACGTCTTCCGAGGCGCACACGAAGTTCTTGCGGACGACGGCACGCTCTGGCTGAACATCGGCGACAGCTACGCTGGATCGTGGGGCGCGCAAGGACGCACCGGCCAAATGGCAGACCGCTCGATAATCAGCGCTCGCCAGATCGAAGGGCATCCGCAAAAAGCATCACGGACTGGTGCAATCCCACAAGACTCCGGACTAAAACCGAAAGACCTAATCGGTGTTCCATGGATGCTCGCTTTCGCGCTCCGTGCTGATGGGTGGTATCTACGGCAGGAGATCATCTGGCACAAGCCGAATCCCATGCCAGAAAGCGTGCGTGATCGGTGCACGAAGGCGCATGAGTCACTGTTCCTACTTTCAAAGCGCGAACAGTACTTCTATGACTCTGAAGCGATCTCGCAACCATTGGCTGAAACAAGCGTGGATCGCCTTGCTCAACCCAACTTGCCAAATCAGGCCGGCAGTGACCGCGTACCCGGCAAGACAAACGGCGCGATGAAAGCAGTAGGGCCGCGATTCGGCGGCAACAAATACGGCGACGACGACCGCGAAGAGTCTCGGACGAAAAGCGGCAACGAATGGACCGGCGAAGGCGGCCGCGCAAACCGACGATCGGTTTGGACAATTGCGACGACTCCCTACAAAGGCGCGCACTTCGCCACCTTTCCCGAAGCGCTCGTAGAGCCATGCGTTTTGGCCGGCTCGCGCACTGGCGAAGTCGTGTTCGATCCGTTTTTCGGTAGTGGCACGACGGGCAAAGTCGCCTCGCGCCTGGGCCGCCGTTTCATCGGCTGTGAATTGAACGTCAACTATGAGCCGTTGCAGCGCGACCGCTTGCGTCAGCCCGGCCTTGAACTCGCGTGAACATCATGCCAACGAAAACGCAACCGGCATTACTCGCTCAGACCGGTAAGTAGCTCAGCCCTTCAGGCGGGACATCAGATCAAATGCCATTTGACCTTGCCACCGCGAAACGTCTCGATGTTTCGGGTCCAATCTGCACCGCACGCGCGGCAAAAGTACTGCTCTATACGCTTGCCGAGGGGCTCTCTGGCGGAACCACTTTCGCACAGAGACTGGTGAGGCGAGTCATGGCTAGGATGCTCGTGAAGATCCTTGCACGGTGCGCAGAACTTCGTTGTATCGAAAGGCATGCGGGATTCCGTAATGAAAAAGTAAGAAATCACCATCCTAGCATGACGCAACAGGACATCCGCGCAACGCGCGAAGCAATCGAGCAACGGATGATCAATATCCGCCACACGAATAGACGGTGTTTATGCACCACACAAATAAAGAGAGACCAAACCATGACTATTAATACAGACGCAGTACGGTTCGACATACTCGCGCATCTTCAACGGCAGCGCGACTGGTCTGAGCGGCCATTCGGTCCCGGCCCGCGGACAAAAGGCTTAGTTGATCACATCCGGAAAGAGTTGTGCGAGATCGAAGCAGAACCGACCGACATCCCGGAGTGGATCGACTTCGTCGTTCTCGCGCTGGATGGCGCATGGCGCGCCGGCGCGTCGCCCGGCAAGATCGTCGACACCATCGTCGCCAAGCAGGCGAAGAACGAGGGGCGGGTGTGGCCCGATTGGCGCACCACCAACCCCGACAAGGCGATAGAGCATACGCGCGCCGCCGATACATGGCCGATGGCCGGCGACATCGTGCGCTATGAAAACGGCAGTACCGCGTTAGCCCGGTTGATCTCGCCGCACGCGGGCGGATGGCACGGCTACCAGTGTATGCGCGCCACGACCTTTCTCTCGAAGTGCTATCGCCCGTCTGCCAAAGGCCTCCGTATGTGGGACGAGTGCGCCAAGTGGAGAAAGCCAGCCTCGGCGGCTGTCGCTTCATCCGCTGTGAATCCGATTACTGAATGATGAGCATGGACTATCGCAACCGCGTGGCGATCATTCTCTCAAATACGCTATGCCGGGCGTACAAGTCCTGCACTAACGGAGAGCAGTTCCGCTTGAACAGCCGTCATCAGATCGATCGCCTCGTCAAGTTGCTCTTCCCAAGACGCGATAAAGCCGTTCAGCAAGGCAGTGCGGAAGGTAGTCAAACGCTGGAAACTTGGTCCCTTGACCGGTATATCACTGGCAACGGCATTCATAAGCGCAATCGCGCGCGCCAGTCGAAAGGCCGTCGACCGAGGAAGTGGAGTCAGCGCCGCCAAGTCATCGGGCGGTATGACCCAGCCCATAGGACGGCAAGCGCTCTCTGCTTGACCGTATTTGGAAGTGAGCGGGAGTTCCCCTATGGGCGTTTGCAGAATGATCCGCGTCTTGCACGCAGCATCGAGGAGGACGGACAGTCGAGGAGTGAGGTATGCGCCAATCAAGCGAGCGCGCACGACCGAGTCTCTTCGTCTGAGAGTCTCCTGTCGAAGGCCAAACCACAAGGCAACAGCGACCGCGCCGCACGTTCCGATAGCAGTCGCGATGTCCCAGAAGTCCTTCTTAGAATCGAGCGCTTGCTCAATGATCCGACACGCAAGCATGGCGAGTGCGAGCATCGCGACCGAAAACGTCACGGCAGCAATCCAAAAGACGACATTGCTGAGGCGTGTCATGACTAAACATCCAGTTATTTTTTCTAGCGCAATGGTACGTGCATTGTCCTCGAGCAACAAGAAGCTGGCGTCTCGACCGACGATCGTCCTAATGCTGCCCAGCGTTCAGCAGCATCCAAATCTGGCGGCTCTGCGTGCCAGTGAGAATCCGCGCGAACACTGCGCGGCATCGCGTGCAGGTGTAGTGCTCTTCTATACGCGAGTCATTAACCGCCCCGGTGCCGTTCAGCGTCAGCGCTTCGTGCGGCTCGGTGACGGCCGGCAGGCCGTAGAGAGTCGCGCATGGTGCACAAGGTTGAATCCAGAGGTTCATTTTCAACTGTCCGACGCCTCTTCAACGGCGTCGGCGAATTGTTTCAACGATCTCCCGCATCCCGCGATGGGTGCAGGGCCGGCCTGGAGCAACCTTCTGTATCAGGGCATTCACTTCAGTGACGCTGAGGTCCGGGTCAAGGATAGCCGGATGCAAATCCTCGAGGTGCCTCACGTGAAGGCTCTTTTTGCTTTTCTCGTTAAAGCAAATCTGTTGCTGGCCGTTGCGGTTTGGCTCAACTCGCAAGCCACGCTCACGGGCCGCGAGCAAAACCGCCTCGACGAAATTTTGCTTGTTCATAGAGCTGTCTCTCCCAAGCTTGCGAGGATCGTAGCATGAAGGAACGCACAGTCTCTTTGAGCCCTGCAATGGTGCGTGCGCTCATCAATGGTCACGAAGGTAGAAATCATCCAGAGGCAAATCGACAGCTAATAGGAGTTCTTGACTCGATTGATTTCCGCACCAAGCATCTCGGCGGCTGCGCCAATCGACGTGTTGAGTTCGCGGAATCCATCTTCCCATGTCACGGGGAATTCGCGAGTCCGGCTCGGAATGACACCCATCCCGTTTGCAATGGCGGTCTGCGCCACGATCAGCGCTTCGACAGCCATCGCGGTCGGAGCCTGAACAGGAGCTATGGCCGTGACGACCTGAAGGGAAACCCTCAATGCATTAACAGACACCAAGGTCGGGTACTTGCGCCCCTCCTTGGCCGGAAGCACGACCAACTCTTGGTAGAGGTCATTTGTCCTGTCACGACAAGTCGTGAGCATCTTCTCAACTGCTTCAAGCCGGTCAACCAACTCCATTCGCCGCGATTCTTGGGCCGCAGCCGACTGGCGGGATGCAATCCATATAGCAGCGCCAATGGCCAAGATCGACCCTACACCTTGAACCCACGACGCTGTGCCGGGATGGTGTTCGATCCAATTGAGAAGGTAATCCATGCGTGAACTCCCAATCTTATTTTCTGGCGCGATAGTACGTGCGCCGCTCGACAACTGCAAGACGCGCGCGACTTTTGGGAAAGCGGGGTTAACGAAAAAAGACCTCGCAGATCGCGAGGCCAGAAACCGCGGGGGAGCGCGGCTGAGAGAAACAACATGGTGCTCCGCCATCCCGCCAACCGCCATCGGACGACTCTGAAAAATTGAATGTCGCACAACGAATTCAGAAAACCACGCGCAAACACTGAGGGATCAAATGGAAATCGCGAAGGGGAAGCGCATTAGCGCGAAAGAGGCCGCCGAGATCCTCGGCGTTCCGCGCTATGCGATCAGCCGGATAGACCGAGCCGGCGAAATCATTCGGAGATACAAGCTCGGTCATAAGACCCACGTCTACGACCTCGAATCACTCTATACATTCCTCGCGTCATGCCAATCGAAACCATTACAAAGGCCGGCCGCCGGCGCTACCGCTGGACGTTCGAGCGCGTCATCGAAGGTAGCCGAGTTCGAAAAGCCAAGCTTCTCCCTGCGGGCCTTTCTGCAAAGCAGGCCGACGAACTAGGCCGGAAGTGGGACGCAGAAACGTACGCCCTGCATACGGGCGTCACGAAAGCCGTCGTCACGATCGGCGATTGTGTTCTGGTGCACGTGACGGATAAAGGCGCTGACTGGAAAGATGGGCGCAAGCGCGCATTGATTCTTGAAAAGTGGGGACCGGAGTATGCGACACAGGATGCAACCGATCTGCACGCCTGGTCGATCCGCTTTGTCGGGTATATGCGGGCAAGCCTCGACCATCTTGGAAGGCCCAAGCGCCCGCTATCCGATGCAGCGATCCGCAACGTTCTGGCATACATCCGCGCGGCGATCAAGTACGCGTTCAAAATTGGGCACATAGAGGTCGATCAGACCGCGCGCATGGTGATCCCAACGGTCAACAACGAGCGGCACCATTACCCGCAGCGGAAAGAGATGCTGGAAATTGCCCGCGCCTGCCTTTCGCGCGATCGAGAAGTAAGAGCTGCAATTCGCATCGCGTTCTACTCCGGGATGCGTCGTGGCGAGATATTGCGAGCGAAGCCGACACGCTACGGATTCTCACTTGACGATACCAAAAATGGGCGACCGCGCATCATCCCAATCCATCCGCGCGTCGCCGTATTGGCGCGCCGCATGCGCTTTACGCTAACGGTCAAGCAGTTCGAGGAGGGATGGAAGCGCGCGCGGACAGCGGCCGGCTACCCAGATACGAAGTTCCATGACTTGCGGCACGGCGCCGCGTCGGAAATGATCAACGCCGGCATCGATCTGTTCACGGTCGGAGGTGTGCTCGGGCATAAGTCAGTCGTGTCGACCAAGCGGTATTCTCACCTGGTCACAGACCGGCTTGCGGCGGCCGTCGGCAAGATTGGGCAGAAGCGGGGAAATCCGGTTTAA